GAATGGAGGACACCCATTGCGATTCTCTAGTACTCCTAACGGTACACATGCTGGCGGTGTTGAATATACTTCTGGGGTAACTACCAACGGAGTACCCGGAAACGCAGGAGCTTACACACAAATTACAGTACCTGTAGGCGCACCTTTTCTATATTATTACTGTACAAACCACAGTGGAATGGGGAACTAAAATGGCTAAAGAAAAAGGAATGAAGATACACAAGATGGGTGGGATTAAAGAGTACGATCCCGGCACTACTGTTAACTCACCAGAGCAATCCTCTGCTCCTGTAAAGACAAGCGGTATAAAGATACGTGGTACAGGTGCAGCAACCAAAGGTACTATGGCTCGTGGGCCAATGGCGTAGGGAGTTTTAGGTGAATTACACCGAGCTTAAAACAAATATAGAAGACATCTGTGAGCAGTCGTTTACAGATGCTCAGTTGGCTATGTTTACAGAACAGGCAGAGCAAACTATTTTTTCTACAGTTGATCTCCCTGCGTTACGGACTAACCAAACAGGTACTATTACAGCAAGTAACCAATACCTTACAATGCCGACAGGTATGCTGTATGTGTACTCTTTAGCGGTTATTGACCCTACTAGTGCGGAGTATCACTTTTTACTTAACAAAGACCCTAGCTTTATACGAGAAGCTTATCCTGTTACGGCTACACAAGGGCGACCACAGCACTATGGTATCTTTAGTCAGACCAGTTTTATTTTAGGTCCAACACCTAATGTAACGTATGCGACAGAAATACATTATGGTAAGTACCCTGAAAGTATTGTCACTGCTGGAACTACGTGGTTAGGCGATCAGTTTGATTCTGCCTTACTAAATGGAGCATTAGTTAACGCCATACGGTTCCAAAAAGGCGAACCTGATATGGTAGCGTTGTATGAAAAGTTATACGCACAAGCTATATTACTATTAAAGAATTTAGGTGACGGAAAATTAGAGACCGACGCGTATCGTAATGGCATTGTTCGTATACCCATAAAATAGGATAATTTATGTTAAGTGCAGTAGGTGGAGTAGAAGTAGGAATAGCAACAACTTCGGCAGTTTCAGGGCGTGGATTTACCCCCGAAGAATTGGCTGAACATGCGATAAACGAGGTTATTTCCATTGGTAATAACTCACACCCTGTTATACAGGCGCAAGCAGAAGCATTTAGAGAGGACATTAGAGGTGTAATGCTTAATTACTTACGTCAAGCGGTGGCTTCTCACAACACCACATTAATCAACCGTTTTCGGGATGCTGGGCATCCAGAATTAGTGAAACTACTAGAGGTCTAACATGGCAATTACAATCACAACTGCAATGCCCACATCGTTCAAAGTTGAGTTGATGAAGGGTTTACACGATTTCACCGCAGGTAGCACCACGTTTAAGATGGCGCTTTTCAAAGCTACTGCTTCAGGCAGTGGTACATTTGGTGCAGCAACTACTAACTATTCTCAAATGGGTAGTGACGAGTTACCCACTGCGACAGGATATACACAGCAGGGTAAGTTACTTACCTCTGTTACGCCTACAGCGGACGGTACAACGGCGATCACCAACTTTAGCTCTGTAACGTGGACCTCTTCTAGCTTCACAACATCAGGTGCTTTGATTTACGACACCAGTGATTCTAATTCTGCGTGTGCGGTACTTAGCTTTGGTGGCGATCAGACAGTAAGTTCCGGTGATTTCCAGATACAGTTCCCGTCAGCAGCGGCATCTACAGCTATTATCCGCATTGCTTAGTAGGGAAGTGCCATGAGCGGATGGGGTCAACGTCCTTGGGGGTTTAACGGATGGGGTGGAGAAGCCTCTAAAGTTGTAAACCTAGGTGCAACATGGGGCGCTCGTGGATGGGGCGAGGAAGGCTGGGGTGCTAATGGCATTTCAGTAGTAGGGACTGGAGCGGTTGGTAGCGTATCTGTTGTATTTGGAGACGTTACTATTCCTACTGGCGTAACTGCTACAGGTGCTATAGGTACAGTAACTTTAGAATATACAGGTCTTGTTAATGTTACTGGCGTAGAAGCTACAGGTGCAGTAGGTACAGTTAGTAGTGTTTCGTCCTTCGACTTAACTGGAGTTGCTGGAACAGGTGCAATTGGAGACTTCACGGTAGGGGTAGATGAGTTTATTATCCCAACAGGAGTTGCTGGAACAGGTGCAGTAGGGACAATTTCATTTAGTATAGGTAGTGTATTTACCATACCGAATGGAGTAGGTGGTACAGGAGCCGTAGGTACTGTAACCTCAGCATACAACAGAAATGTAACAGTTAGTGGGGTAGGTGGTACAGCAGCGGTAGGAACCATAGTACCCAATGTACAACTTGGATTGACCGGAGTAGTAGGTACAGGAGCGGTAGGAACCGTAACAAATACCCGTAGTGCGAATGTTATCCCTATCGGAGTAGCAGGTACAGGTGCAGTAGGAAATATAATAAACGTAGGTTGGTCTACAGTAGACACGTCACAAACACCAAATTACGTTGCAGTAGACAGTTCACAAACCCCTAACTGGGTAGACATAGACACAGCAGCATAGGATTAAATTATGGCAACTTATGTAAATAATCTAAGATTAAAAGAAATCACTACAGGTGATGAGGACGGTACTTGGGGGACCAGTACCAATACTAACCTTGAGCTAATTACTGACGGTTTTAGCTATGGTACAAAGCAGTTGGCTAGTGATGCTAACGAAACGTTTACCATGCCTGACGGGACTGCGGACGCTACTCGTGGCTTCTATCTAAAGCTTACTTCAGCAGGTTCTCTTACAGCTACACGAACGGTAACGCTTGGCCCAAACACTGTCTCTAAAGTATGGCTGATTGAAAACGCTACGACAGGCAGTCAGACCATTACAATTAAACAAGGCTCTGGCGCTACAGTTAATATTACTAGTGGCAGTAAAGCTATGGTTATTACGGATGGGGCTGGTGCTGGAGCTGCTGTCTTTGATGCTAATCCTACCGCAGCAAGTGCAGGTACGGTTACTTCTGTTGCAGGTACAGGCACAGTTAATGGTGTGACGCTTACAGGTACGGTCACCTCATCTGGCAATCTAACATTAGGGGGTACGTTATCAGGAGTTGATCTTGCTTCGCAGATTACAGGCACATTACCTGTTGCTAATGGCGGTACAGGTGCAACTTCTCTAACCGCTAATAACGTGGTCTTAGGTAACGGTACATCAGCCGTACAAGTTGTTGCACCGGGGACATCAGGTAATATACTAACATCTAACGGCACTACGTGGCAGTCAACAGCTCCTGCGGCTAGTGGAATATCGGCAGGACTTTCAATCGCACTTGCGATGGTTATGGGCTTTTAGGAGAAGATAAATGGCTAACCCCAATATAGTAGCAGTAACAAGTATTTTAGGTAAAACGGATTACCTTACACCCGCAAACACTTCCGCAAACGTTTTGCTAACAAATGCAGCGTCAAGTGGCACAGTGCTAAAAATCAATCAGATTGTAGCTGCTAACGTTGATGGAACTAGCGCAACAAACTGCACTGTAACGCTTAACTCAGCAGCGGCGGGGGGTGGTACGGCATACCCTATCGTTTCTACTGTGTCTGTCCCTGCGGATGCGTCACTTATCGTTACCGACAAGACTACGGCTATATACTTAGAAGAAAATAGGTCTATTGTTGTAACAAGTGGTTCAGCTAACGACTTATCTTTTACGATCAGCTACGAGATTATTTCTAGCTCGTAAGGAGTGCCGCAATGAGTATGCGCTATATAGGCGGAGTTCTCTCTGCAACGCCCCCTACTGTTACTGGTCCTGTTGCGGGAGAAGGTGGTTCTGCGTCTGGAATTTGGTCTTTAGAGACTCAATCACAATATGAAGGTGCCAGTGGTTGGCCTAAACCCGGAGTAATTCGAGAACTTTACGTTTGGGGAAATAACTACCAAGGAGCGTTAGGTACAGGAAACTCGACTACCTATTCTACTCCAGTACAAGTAGGTGCACGTACTTGGGGACCTTCTCTCACTGCCGGTGCTTGCAACTGTTACCATACAATGGCTGTTTATAATACTGGTGGTCTTTACGCTTGGGGGTATAACAGCGCGGGGCAATTAGGGCAAGGTAATACCACGTCTTACTCTTCTCCGGTACAAATAGGGGCTTTAACCACATGGGCTAGTGTATCTGTAAATAACTCATTTTCTGCGGCTATAAAAAGCGACGGTACGCTTTGGATGTGGGGTGAGAACGCTAGAGGACAATTAGGACAAGGTAATCTCACGTCTTACTCTTCCCCAGTACAAGTAGGCACAGACACTAACTGGGCATATGTGAGTTGCGGTGGGGCAGGTGCTGTCGGTGCTACGTATGCAATCACAACCGACGGTAAGCTTTACAGTTGGGGAGAAAATAGTTTTGGTGAGCTTGGCTTAGGAGACACTACTGATCGTCTTCTTCCAGTGCAAGTCGGCGCACTTACTAATTGGTCTTCGATTGTAGGCACATTTTATTCGGCATTAGCTAGAAAAACCGACGGCACATTGTGGTCTTGGGGTAGGAATAATGTTGGGCAATCAGGGCAAGGTAATCTCACGGCTTACTCCTCTCCAGTACAAATTGGCGGAGATACTGATTGGGCGGACATTGCTGCGGGTGATAATTTTCATGCTGCCATAAAAACTAACGGGACTTCGTGGGCGTGGGGGCAGAATACTTATGGTAAGTTAGGTGTAGGCGACACTACTACCCGCTCTTCTCCTACACAAGTTGGGGCGCTTACTAATTGGCAGAGTGTCACTGGTAGTGGTGGTAATACTTACTGGATTAAAACCGATAACACGATGTGGGCAGTGGGACGTGGTACTGGTGGAGAGCTTGGCAATGGAGCTTCTTTAAGTGATATTTCATCTCCTGTGCAAGTGGGTGGGGCGAGTAACTGGCTATTCGTAGTGGGTGGTGCAAACAGTGCTAGAGCATTCCAAGGTCCGTTTTAAGCGTTTTTAAATATGAAAAAACAATTATATTTTATGTCAGGTGTACCCCGATCCGGTTCTACGGTGCTAGCGGCAATACTTAATCAAAATGAACAGACTCATGTTTCCACTACATCAGGTCTAGTGTTTGCTTTGGATGGTATGGCTAATACGTGGGCTGGAGCGGGGCTTCTCAGAGCTGACAAGAAAAACCATAAAATTTTAGTAGAAGCTATGCGTGGAACTATTGACGCTTTTTACAAAGATGTTGACGCACCAGTGGTTATAGATAAAGGACGAGGATGGCCTATCCCTACAATTATGCAAGCGATGGCTCAAGTAGTTGAGGGTAAACCTAAAATAATCGCTACCGTGCGTTCTATTCCTGACTGTATGGCTTCTTTTATTCGTGTAGCTAAACCCGACAACCTTGATGAATTTATAGAATCTGGCGATTTAGCGACACATCTAAAAGCGGCATACCTTACACTAAAAATGGGGTATGACTACGACCCTGAATGTTTTTGTATAGTTGAGTATGAAGACCTAATTGCTAACCCTAAATTACAGCTTGAGCGAGTTCACGAGTTTTTAGGGTTACCTGAGTTTGATTACGATTTTACAGCGATTGATGGTACAAGCGTTGAAGAAGACGACGAGGAAATACACGGCTACGCTGGTATGCACGACATAGCCCCTGTACTCGAAAGGCAAAACAACGATGACCCAAAAGATGTACTTAAACAACACTACAATACGTTTTGCCAGCCTGAGTTTTGGTTAGAAGAACCCCGTACAGTTGCTGAAATACACGATCTTGATATTCAATTAACCGTGGGACAAAAAGGCGATTTTGCTTCAGGGTGGGAAATTGCTCAAAAAATTGAAAAAGAAGAACCTCATAACCATCGCGCTGCTTTTAATCGCGGGTGGTATTTATTACGGCAAGGTAAGATTCAACAAGGCTACCAGCTTATGGATCGTGGTAGAAAAGTTGGAGTGTTTGGTAAAGCTCCACCAGATTCACCAGCAAAGCCGTGGGATGGGAAGTCTAAAGGTACAGTACTGCTTAACCTAGAAGGTGGATTGGGTGACCAGATACACCAAGTACGTTTTGCTAAACATATAGAGGCTAGAGGGTGTAGCGTTATTGTTGCGTGTGCTGGTCCATTAATACCACTGTTTACAGACGTAGAGGGTGTAAGCGCAGTAATAGAACACAGTTATTGTTCAGGGGTGTACCATGACTTCTACGTGCAGGGTATGTCGGCTGTTGTACCGTTAGGTTTTGAGTTAGAAGATTTAACTGGCGAAGCCTATATTACTAAACCTAAGAGTATTAAAGGGTTTCGTAAACGCATAGGATTGCGGTGGCAAGGGCAGATTGCGTTTGAAGCAGAGCATAAAAAGAAGTTTCCTTATCAGCTAATGTTTGATGCGCTAGAGGGCGTAGATGCTGAGTTTATTTCTTTACAGCGAGACGAGGGAGCAGAAGCTTGCCCACCTTGGGTTAAACAAGTCACACTAGATACTTGGGAAGATACTCGACAGGCAACAGCGTCTTGCGATTTAGTTATCTCTTCCTGCACTTCAGTTAGCCATTTAGCTGCTGCGATGGGCATTGAAACATGGACAGTTATACCGATCATGGCGTACTTTTTATACGCACAAGAAGGTGAAAAAAGCCCTTACTACGATACAATGAAGCTATTCCGACAAGAAGTACATGATAGCTGGGAAGCCCCGTTTAACAAGATTAAAGAGCGCCTTAATGAAAGACAGGCACTTCGGAGAGTCAAATGAGTTCAAAATGGCCCGGTGGATTTATAAACAAAACAGCTCCTACAGTTACAGGAGGAGAAGGTGGTTCCGCTCCGGGGATATGGACTTTAGATGAAGTAGCAGAATACGAAGCAAAAGGTCTATGGCCCAGCCCTGCTGTAGCGAGAGGAGCATACGGTATAGGAGAAAATGGTAGTGGGCAGTTGGGGTTAGGAAATACTACCGACCGTTCTGTTCTTACTCAAGTTGGCGGATTAACTACTTGGAAGCAAATCTCAAGTGGAAGGCAACATACGTTAGCTGTTAAAGCCGACGGCACATTGTGGTCTTGGGGGAGTGGTGCTAATGGTAGGACGGGACATGGAAGTGCTAGTAACTACTCTTCTCCTGTACAGGTCGGTGCGTTAACTAACTGGAGTAGCGTTGGAGCTGCGTATGCGGGAGGTTTTGCAGTTAAAACTGATGGGACGCTTTGGGCATGGGGCGCTAACTCATATGGTCAACTAGGGCAAGGTAACGCTACTGAACGCCAGTCTCCGGTACAAGTAGGTTCGGAAACTTACTGGGCTAAAGTTTTTGGTACGTGGAATTCTGTGTTTGCAACCACTACAGACGGTAAATTGTATGGTTGGGGTCAGGGTAACTACGGTCAACTAGGTCACAATAATAGCACTAATTATTCTTCCCCCGTACAGGTCGGTGCACTAACTACTTGGCTATCGCTTTCTGGAGGTTATAAACATGCAATAGCAGTTAAAACTGATGGGACGCTTTGGTCGTGGGGAGTCGGTACTACCGGTCGGTTAGGGCTAGGAAATACTACTACCTACTCTTCTCCTGTACAGATTGGTTCGCTAACTACGTGGGCTAAAGTAGCGACTATGTATTCGAGTGGAATGGCGATTAAAACCGACGGTACGCTCTGGGCGTGGGGGAATGGTACTTCGGGTCAACTAGGTAATGGTGCTTATCTTTCTAAGTCCTCTCCAGTACAAGTAGGGTCGTTGACTACTTGGTTAAGCGTGGCAGGAAGTTATTATACACAATTTGCAAGTAAAACGGACGGTACGGTATGGGGTGTTGGAGCTGACACTTCCGGGCAAATTGGTGGGGGTGGGGCTACCGCTAACATGACTCAAATAGGTTCAGATACTATTTGGGCTGGAATGCCTTATCAGCCATTAGCCAGAGATTTTTTGGCTCTCGTATCAAACGGTGCAACCACTTAACTTAAATTTAAAAAGGAGGCGTTATGTCTTTATATGTGCAAGTAAAAAACGGAGAAGTAAAGCAAGTTTGGGACACGACACCCCCTGAAGGTGAAGCTGGTTGGTCTTCAGCAGTTGAAGTAAGACCCGAACTTGTTGCAAATCGGCAAGCCTATGCAAATCATACGTTTGATATTACTACAGACCCTATTCAGATTATTTATGGTGTCCATGACCTTACAGTTGATGAGCGTAAAGGAACCTTAATAGGAGAAGCGGCAGCGACTTATGAAAACGTAGTACGTATAGAAATGCGTAAAGAGATCGACGAATTTCCTAGTACTCAATACGATCCTGCGGTAGTCGCAGCAGCGCAAGATGTTTACGAAGCAAGGGTTACTGCTGTAAATGCAGCTACGACTCACGAAGATATTGATGCCTTATAAAAACTTGAGTACCTGTAATGATCGAGATTGGACTAGCACTTGCTGCGGCAAGCAAGGCTTTCGAGCTGATTCAACAAGGAGTTCAAACGGGGCAGGATGCCTCTGACCTTATTGGAAAGCTCGGTTCGTTTTATGATGCTAAAGACAAGGTGCAAGAAGCAAAGGAAGAATTAGAACGCCGTCCCGCATCGGGGGCGTATGCGTCAGGATCAGTCGAAAACTACGCACTCAAAGTAGTTGAAGCTGAAATGAAAATAGCTAAGTATGAAGAGCAAGTTAAGAAAATCTTCATGGCTAAGGGTAAAACGCCCCTGTATCAGCGCATGATGCGGATACGCGAAGAAGAAAGGTATCGCCGGTCGCAAGAAAAGATTAAGCAAAACCGACTAAAACGAGAGAAGCTTAAAAGAGAACAAGACATTAAAAACTTAGTTTTTGCCATGATAGCCGCCGCGTTATGCGTAGGTGGGGCAGGTTGGATAATCGCTTTTATTGGCTCACTGTGAGGTTGTTATGAAACTTGACCCTGTACTGCTAACAATGGCTTGCTCGTGGTCGATGAAGGCATACAACGACAACAATTATTTTGATACTTTTAAGATCGAAAGCAAGTGGACCTCTACCACTGCCTACTTTGTCAGGCGCAAGTCAGTAGATATAATAGTCTTTAGAGGCACACAGCAAGCCGCTGACTGGATTTGGAACGCCAGTGCTATCCCTGTACCCTACGCGGGACGCTTCTGTCATGGTGGCTTTGCCACGGCTCATGCTTCTGTTTGGGGTCAAATTAAGAAGCTTATCGACTACAAGAAACGTACTCTAGTGTGTGGTCATAGTCTTGGTGGTGCTTTAGCAGAGCTAACAGCGGCTAAACTAAACAAAAAGCATCCCAATTTAAGCCTGATTACCTTTGGTAAACCTAATACATTCTTCAAAGGTTTCAAGCGGCCTATGGAGCTAGACGACCAAATTTCCTGTGTCATGGGCAGCGACATCGTGGCTAAGATACCTCGGTTTTGTTATGGCCCCTCTAAGTCACAGACAATGTTATACTTTGCAAATTCTGGTAAGAACTTTATAAACCCAGCCAAGAAGGACAAAGACGGTGGTGTATCTGATGCTATCTCTGACCACTTCATGGATGGATATAAGGCACGTTTAAAAGGATTCATAGAGGAGCAAAAGAATGCGAATACTGATACTTAGCGCGATTGTGATGCTATCTAGCTGTACTTCTATTGAGCAGGTCATGGACAACAAAGACCTGTACTGTAACCAGCTATACAAAGGTATGAGAGCGGTAGGTCGTTCTGCCTTGTCTGCTACCACTGGCGTAGTCGTTAGAGATGTGTGCGATACCATAGACGGCATTATTGCTGAAGAGAATATGCCAACAGATAAGGTTGGCGCATGATGAAATTAGGAGGCTTACTTAAGTCTCTAGCCCCCACGATTGCACAGGCAGCAGGTGGGCCAATGGCTGGAATGGCTGTAAAGATAGCTGCCTCCAAACTAGGGCTGCCAAGCAGTACAACTGCAAACGAGATTGAAGACCTTATAGAACGAGAGCCTGAAAAAGCAATTATTGTTAAACAGGCTGATGAAGAGTTTAAGAATCGTATTAAAGAAATGGAAATCGACCTTGAGTCTTTTAAGGTTGAGGTAGAAGACAGGAAGTCAGCGCGTGATGCTTTTGCATCGGACCTAACACCCAAAGTCTTTTCTGTACTAACACTTATTCTCTACGGGGCTTTTGTTCTTTTAGTTACTACAATGCCCCACGATCAGAATGACGAGACGATCATTAGTCTTGTTCTAGGGCAGTTGAGCGGAATCTTAGGTACTGCGGCAGCGTTTTACTACGGCGGAAGTAATGGAAAGAAGTAAAATGCAAAAGCTAATTGATATGCTAAAACGTCACGAAGGTGAGGTTAAGACTAATGGACGACATGTAATCTACAAATGCCCTGCTGGTTTTTATACCCTCGGTATAGGACGCAATGTCGATATGAACGACGGGGTAGGATTGTCCGATGATGAGGTACAGTACCTACTTGAGAATGATATAGAACGTGTCATCAAAGAGTTAAGCTCAGAATACCCTTGGTTTAACGGCCTTGATGATGTACGGAAAGATGCTATTATTGACATCGGATTTAACCTCGGAGCCACGAAGTTACGTGGGTTTCGACGCGCCTTAGCCGCTATGGAAGCAGGTAAGTACAACTCTGCTAGTGATGAATTTTTAGATTCCAAGTGGGCTAAACAGGTCGGGAGCAGAGCAGTAGAGCTTACCGAAATGATTAGAACAGGTGAGTATCTATAACGAGGTTAGTCCATGCCACTACAACGACTACAGTTAAAGCCGGGAGTTGACCGTGAAAACACACGGTATGCGGCTGAGGGCAGTTGGTACGAGACAGATAAGGTGCGGTTTAGACGGGGTATGCCTCAGAAGATTGGGGGCTGGGTACGTATATCTGCATCTACTTTCTTGGGTATTTGCCGTTCTATGCTCAACTGGGCTACGTTAGAGAAACAGAATCTTGTATCAGTAGGCACTCATCTTAAGTATTACATAGAGCGTGGTGGAGCATACTCTGACGTTACTCCTATTAGAGCCACAGCAACGCTGACAAACCCATTTACCACAACATTAGACTCCACTACTGTTCTCGTTACTGATGTTGCACATGGCGCGTTAAACGGGGATTTTGTTACTTTTAGTGGTGCTTCAGCAGTGGGTGGGTTGAACCTAAATAGCGAGTACCAAATCGCTTTTCTAACTGAAGATACCTACAATATTACTGCTGAAACTACAGCGTCTTCTGCTGCTACGGGCGGCGGTACAGTCACTGCGGCATACCAAGTAAACACAGGTAATGAGATTGAGATTCCGTTTGTAGGATGGAGTGCGGGTACTTGGGGGTCAGGCACTTGGGGTAACAGTGGCGATACTAATGCACCTATGCGCCTTTGGAGTCAGGCTAACTTTGGTGAGGACTTGTTCTTTGGGTATCGCGGCGGTCCTGTATTTTATTGGGATGCTACTAACGGTACAGATACTCGTGCAGTGTACGTATCTTCTTTAGGCGGTGCGTCTAATGTGCCTACTGTAGTTAACAAGACCTTTGTATCAGACATCTTCCGATTTGCTATATGTTTTGGCTCAAACGCATCGGGTAGTGCCACTCTTGACCCTATGTTAATCCGCTGGTCTGACCAAGAGGACGTAGCTAACTGGACTCCTGCGGCAACTAATCAAGCTGGTAGTTTACGTTTGTCTAGGGGCAGTGAAATTATTACAGCTCTACAAGCACGACAAGAGATTCTGGTTTGGACGGACACGGCACTGTACGGTATGCAGTATTTAGGTGCGCCAGAGGTGTGGGGCGCTCAGTTACTTGGCGATAACATAACAATAGCTGGCCCTAATGCAGCAGCTTATTCAGGCAACACTGCATACTGGATGGGTACTGACAAGTTCTATATGTACGATGGTACGGTTAAAACTCTACCTTGTAGTGTACGAAGCTACGTGTTTAATGATTTTAACTTCAGTCAATATGCACAAGTCGTAGCGGGCACTAACGAGCGGTTTGATGAGATATGGTGGTTCTACTGCT